AAATTGAAAAACAAATAGAGAAAGACGCATAGTATTACATACTAAGCATTGCATACTAAGCATAGTATAATATGCAATACATAATATACTATTAGAGCAATACTATAATATAGTTTATTAATTATTATAGTAATAGATACTAAGCATAGTATATGCAATGCTTAGTATACTAAGCATAGTATATAAACTATTATAGTACTAGCATAGTATAGTATATATGCCGTAGCATAATAGATGAGAGGGTAACATGGAAAGTAAAAATCACCAAGAAAAAAAATCATCTGATAAAAAAAAGAAAGATTTGATTGAAAGATTGCAGCTTGATTTGATAAACATAAAATTTTTTAAAGATGAAATTTTAAGACTACAAACTGAAATAACAGAATGTCATTTAGAAATAAAACAAGCATACGAAAAAATAAAAGACAAAGAGCATAAAATAGTTGTCAATAAAGAAACAATCATTGCAAACAAAAGAGGCATTGATGATACAGAAAACCATCTTAATACTTTGATGCAGAACTTAAAACTGGAGGAGTAACAATGACTGAGGAAAAAATTATTATTTGTTTTAGATGCAAAATAAAGATGAATAAAACAGAACTAAAAGGAGTTTACAAATGCCCAGCTTGTGATCTTGTAGAAGAGAAAGAAGAAGAAAAATGAGAGGGAAAAACCCTCTCATTCTCACAACAACTAACGAAGTAAAACTTCTATTACATACTACACGAACACGCAAAAATATCAATCAAAAACACTATCCTTGCTAATTAAAGTTGGCTTTCTAATGACTCTGCCATACTCTATTTCTTTGGCTGCTCTTGGATCATCTTCAAACCAATCCTGACTATCATCATATTTCTTTTTTCTTTTCTGCATGTCTTTGAAAAGCTGACGTAATTCATTGTACTCATTTCTTATCTTGCTTTTCTTTCCCATCTTCACTTCCCAGGCTGCCATAACCACAAATGTCTATCCAGCTATCTATGTGCTTTTCATTCTGCACAAGTCTGGCTATCTTCAAAGCTATCATACAAAGATAAACCATTCTAACAGAAACTTGCACACCAATAATAGCTGACCATAACTTAGCTATCCTTGCATGATTATCATAAGCATTGCCATAGTCTTTTGCTCTATCACCAGTAACAAGAGCCTTGGCTTTGTCTAGTGCCTGATCTCTTCTCATATTTTTTCCCTGACAATATAAAACCAAGTATCAATATCAACTTCACAAACTAGGTCTTGATTAGTAGAGAAACCATGCTCGAATACATCTAGCCTGATAACACACTTGATTGGGTGGTTGTTGTATTTGTAAATCAAAACAGGCTGCTTGTCTCCACAGTTACTTACTGCTTGCTCCCACCAGCTTTGTTTGTAGGTAGTGCCTTTTTGATATGCTTTACATTCTATTGACCAGCCAGGTATCTCTATATCTGCACCACCAACTTGATACTGGTCTAAGTTTCTCTTGGCATCATAACCAAGAGCATGCTTTATGAGTGAGCAAATCTTTCTCTCAAAAGATGCACCTTTGTCTCTACTGTTTGGCATCTTGCAAAACTTTTTTTCTATATATTAAAAGTTCTTTCCCTCTTTTAAAAGAACTGCCGATTGATATTTTTCTTTTTCTCCAATGACTTGAATCTTGCTTTTTTTCTGAAGGTAAAAATTCTGTAATAAACAAAGGTTTGACAATATCATATCTCCAATTATTTATGTCTCTCATTCTTCTAACCCCACCTTGAGTTATAGATTCACAATAAAAACCCATTGCTTTCCAGAAAAAATTTGCTTGTATATCTGAGCCACATCTTAATGTTATTGATAAAACATTTTTATTTATACAATGAGTTATTAAATCTCTTACTAACTTTGCTCCATATAGCTGTCCTCTTAAATCATATTCAATACACGCTTGATGGATTTTGCAAAAAGTTTTTTCAGCACCATGATATAAATAACCACAAGGTTGATTGTTTATTTCTGCAAGTAATATTCTTTTTTTCTCTAACTCTCTTTCAAAAACTATATTAGGATAGAAAGATAACTCTTCTGCGTTTTTCTTTTGCAAATAATCAATATAACTTAAATCTTTAAGAGTGCCATACCTTACTATCATCTACCTACCATTCTCTCCTGTGCTTCCTTCATAAAGTCATTAGCCTTTACCTGACCATCAGTAGCTAACTCTATCTTGTTGAGTGTGTCAGGTCTAGGAAACCTTTTCCCTCTCAACAAAAGAGAAATAGCAGAACGATCAAGGTTGCACATTTTAGCAAACTTGTATTGTGATATATTATTTATTCTCAAGTAATCTTTAAGTTTCATATCTTCTTGTAACATGCTCTTGACAAAATGTCTACGTTATAATATTTATTATATTGGAGGTGCAAAATGGAAATACCAGATTATTGTAAAAACTTTGGTTTGTTTCATCAATCAGCAAGTACAGCTAACTTGCCAATAGATCAAGCCATACTCAAACTATATCTTAGACAGGAACACAAACTTAACTATCCTGATGCAGCACGAATGATGCTAGGCAGACTAGTACAAACTGCATTAGATCATCACTTAGGTTTGCATGACTTCTCGCCAATCAAAGGACAACAAGAAGGTCTTGAGATAAATCAGGCAATCAGGGAGTCGTTGACAGAATATCAACAGTACACACCAAGGACTTGGGATAACGGAAAAGACCAGTTAGAGTACGAAACATACCAAGATTACCTACCTGATATGGTCAAGGTGGCAGCACAGGGAATCAAGGAATATTTTCAGAATGTCAACAGTATTGATGGAGAGTTTGCTCAACATCATATCGAAGAGCAGATAGACGTACCTGTATTATATTATCAGGATTATTCAGGTGGTGGCAGACAAATAGATTTAAAATGTCATGCACCAATAAAAAACCCTACAAAGAAAGATGGCACATCAACTTGGAGAATACCAAAGCCAAGGACAGAACCTTTGCCATCTTGGATTAGACAACAGGCAGTTTACTGGAAAGCAACAGGACAGAAACCAGCTTTGCTTTCAGTAACAGCAACAGATTATCATATCATTGATGAAAAGAATTGTGAGCAGATGCAAGATGAATACTTGCAAGTTGCTTACGATAGCGTGGTACATGACTGGAAAGTTATGCAAAACTTATTCAAAGATAGTCGAGGTAGCTGGATAGAACTCAAGAACAGAGCCAAGCTAGACTATCCTGAAGTATTGCAGAGATATGGACCTGACATTGCCAAATTAGCACAACAACTATGGAGTAAATAATGACTGAAGTATATAAACTACACAGAAAAGATGCAGATACAACTAGCATAGAGTCTGCTGAGAAAGTAAAAGTAAATCGTCTGGAAAAGATAGTCTACGAAGTTATAGATAACTTTGGAACAAGTGGGTGCATACAAGATGATGTACTACGAGAGTTACATGACTATCCTTATTCTACTGTTACTGCTCGTTTTAAAGCCTTGGAAGAGAAGAACATGATTGTCAGGTGCGAACATACACGAAAAGGTAAAAGAGGTCGTAAACAGCGAATAATGATGTCTAAAAGATTTTACGATCATAATGATGGTATGACTGACGAGGAACTACAACAAGGAATATTAGGAGTGTGATATGAAAATAGAAAAAAACATTCCCATTCCACAAAACAAAATGAGCAAGAATGAACATTTTGCAAGACAAATGGAGATTGGAGACAGTGTTTTTTTTGATGTAGTTGAGGAAGATTTAGGGAAATACCATGACTATACTGGAAAAACACAAAGAAATGCTTGTGGTTTTGTCCGTATATTAAAAAAATGTGGCATGAAAGCTACTGTAAGAATTGCAAGAGATGAAAACCACAAACTATTAGGATTTAGAGTATGGAGAGTAGAATGACAGAAAAAGAACAGGAGTTGCAGCAGAAACTAGACTTGCTGCAAATGGACTTAGACAAAGTCAACAATGAGTTGAAAGTTTTAAAAGCTGAGAAAAATGCTTTGATGAATACACTTGAACTTTGTAATTCGCTACAAAAACAAGCAACAGGAGCAAACAATGGCTGATCTAAATAAAACTATGGATGCAGTTGCAGAACTGCACAAATCACATGGAGTGAAACAAAAAGGTGGCAAACTTTATACACAGGTTGTCCACAGAATGGAAGCCTTTAGGAAACATCATGGCACAGACTTTGGTGTAGATACATCTATACTTGTCAATGATGGACAAAAGGTTGTAGTCAAGGCAATCATCACAGACAAAGATGGTCG